CTCTATTGCCTTCTCAAACAGTTCTATAGTGAACCAAACATTAGTTCTATGGAGTTTATCTATATCTGTTTCTGTCGTTGCTGAGATCGCTCCTTGGTGTAGTATAAGGGATACCTTATCCCAATCCTTAAAGTATGCTATCCAATCCCAACAATCGTGCTCATCAACCGTGACGATCTCTTCATCCGAATGCTCTATGAGATACTTAAGAAAGTTCTGACCTATGAATCCTTTTGACCCTGTTAGTATAATCATTATAAATATTTAAAATTATTGTGTGTTTAAATGGCATTTGGACTGTTAAACAGCATTATACCACCAGTTGGACAACCTGACACTTTACATACAGGAACTTTAGATACTTTAACTGTTGGTAAGGTATCTATATCCAGTAAAAATGCTACTCCTGCTCGTATTCAACTTGCATATGAAGAGAGTGGATCGTTAAGATATTTTGAATATAATAAGAAGATTACATATGGTCAGACTTATGAGACTCAGGATATACATTTAGGTGCTGGACAAAAATTAGTAGTTAGATCGGATCAGACTGATATTAATTTCTTATTTTATGGTCAGACTGTTAGTGATGCTCTACATCCAGTTAGGTCTGGTGTTCTTAGTCATATTATAACAACAGATAAGCAAAAGAAATCTATATTTACTGCTCCTACAGGGTCTCAGGTTAATGCTACTCTAAGTGTATGTAATATGGGTGTTGAGGCATCTGTTGCTACAATAGGTGTTTCTAATGCAACATTAGGTGATTTTGATAGCACTGAGTATATTGAATATAATATAAGAATAGAACCTGGGCAGACATATACTAGAACGGATATAAAAATAAAAGAAGGACAAACTATTGTCGGATTCTCTAATAGGAACTCAAAGATTAGTTTTGTATGTCATGGTCAGTTATTCTATGCTGTAAGTGGACTTCTTGATAGTGATGATAGGTATGTTCTAGGAAATCAAAGAGTAACTGGTAATCTTGGTGTAGGTATAACAGCAACATCCAAACTTCATGTCTTAGGTGATACTACCTTAGATGGTGCGTTGAGTCTCTCTGGAAATCTTATAAGTCAAAGTGAACTTACGGTAAAAGGAACTACAACTAATTTATTCTCGAATAGATTGGTTATTAAGGATAATAATATAGAGATAGGATATTTTACTAATGGATCTTTTTATGGTGATATTACAGCAGGTCAAAGTAAAATTTTAAATGTAACAGATACTTCTAATATTGTTGCAGGTTTGGAATTAACTCTACCATTTCCACAGACTGTTACTTTAAGTCTTTCTGGTATTAATACCGTAACTGCTGTTGGTCAGAATGAAGTTACATTGATGACACCGTTAACAGGAAATGGTACAAATAATAATATAGAATTCAATCATACTGGACCAACTGATAATACGGCAGATGGTGGTGGCATCAAACTATATGGTGATAATATTGATCCTAAGGCTATTACATGGTTAAAGGGTAATGATAAATGGAATTTCAGTCATGGATTAAATCTTGTTTCTGGTATGGATTATAAGATTAATGATATTGTAGTTCTTAATAGTGATAGTGTATTGGGATTTGGTATTACACAATCTAATTCGCCTACTTATCCTGGCGTTGCTGGTATTAATACTTCATATGTAAGTACAACAAAGGCTGTTGATGATTTAATAACCTCTAGATCAGGTCAGGTTAGTTTATCAGGATTTTTTAGTTCTGGATTTTAAAACTCTGTTATAATCGATACTAAATAATTTTTTAAAAACTATAAGAAATGAATTTTACGATTTATTCTAAGAGTGGATGTCCATATTGTGACAAAGTAAAAGAAGTAATGTCATTGACAAAACTAAGTCATGTAGTGTATAATCTAGAGGATGATTTTACTAAAGAAGATTTTTATGCAGAGTTTGGTCAAGGATCAACATTTCCTCAAGTAGTTTGTGATGACTCAGGAGAAAGGCATAAGGTCGGAGGATGTACAGAGACAGTCAAGTTCCTTAAAGAAAATCAAATCATCCAAACTAAATAAACCAGATTACGAAATTAATCGTGGGTTTGAATTCATCTTAACGGGAGGCAAAAAGAAAACCAAACCATTACACATTACCACACTTAAAATAGGAGGACGAGACATGTTAGCAACAAGTTTAGTATTTGGATCATTTCTAACATTATTGTTTCTCATAGTGGGAGCCATTGGTGGTTGGGTTGCTAGAGAGTATATGATGAATTACCAAGAAATACCTAGAATACATCCAGAGATGTTTGATGGTAATGGTAATTTAGTTCCAGATGACATTGTAGCATTTAGATTTGAAAACAATTATGACAACGAAGAAGACGACATCGACGACTAGAAAGAGAGCGTCAACGACAAAGAAAACTACTGTAAAAGCAAAACCAAAAACGGTTACTGCTACCCAAAAGGTTCCAGATCTCCCAACAAATCCTTTTGCTTTTGAGATCTTTGATGCTGCTTCTAAAATGAGAAGTAATGCAAAGAAAGTAGAAGTTCTTCAAAGATATAAACATCCATCCATACTTGCTGTTTGTATATGGAATTATGATGAAACTGTTGTTTCTGTTTTACCTGAAGGTGAAGTTCCTTATGGTAGTAATATAGAAGATGAAACCACAACAGGAACATTGTCTGAGAAGATAAATGATGCTGTTAGTAAGATGGGTGAACTTAGAACAACTTCTCTTGGATCAAATGATCAAGGAAAGGCAAGTATTAGAAAAGAATATACTAAGTTTTATAATTTTATAAGAGGAGGTAACGATTCATTAAGTGGTCTTCGTAGAGAGACTATGTTTATTAATATTCTTACAGGATTACATCCACTTGAAGCAGAGATTCTTATTCTTGTTAAGGATAAGAAGTTGACTGATAAGTATAAGATACCAAAGGATGTAGTTTCAGAAGCATATCCAGAAATTACTTGGGGTGGTAGATCATGACCGCACCAGTAGGAAAAGCACCAACAAAAAAAGAAGAAAAGAAATTAGACCCTAAACCAGAAGCTAAATTTGATCCTTGGAGTAAGGAAGAAAAGGAAAGTTCTAAAACAATTTACGCTTGTGAGATTTTAGTTTCTAATGGTAGTCTTGCAGATGTCCATACTACAGATGCACCTAATGATGCTTGGGTTGTTAAGTATACTGTTGATGATAAGACTCTTTTAGATTTAACTAGAGGTACAAAAACTAAACTCTTTGATATGTACTATGATAAGTTCAGCAAAGGTCTAAAGAGTATAGAGTATGGTAGTGGAACTGTTAGTCCTAAGTTATGGGGATATCAATCAAAGACTGCTAAAAGGAAAAAGAAAGTAAGGTAAAACCAAATTCAACTTTTAATTCCAAAATATCCCGATAAAAAATCGGGGTATTTTTTTGCTCTGTAGGGTCGATGTAACAAATTTACATATTAACTTGACTAAATAATTAAAATGTGTTACTATTAACACAATCGTTCATCCCCCTTCGACAGGGGACGCAAGTAAGCCGACTCGGAACGGAGCGTTCATCCTTATGGAAGTTTTACTCAGCACTCTTTTAACATGTGAATATGCTACAGGTCTTGTCGATCAGATATACCGCCAGCATACTGAAACACCAAAATCTGAACTTGTTCAGATTGTGGCATCTAGTACTGAACCAGACTGCTTTGAGGACGCAAAAGTTGACTAAAGGAACGGAGTAAAATCCCTACTACTTTGGAGTAAAACAATGGCAAAAGTCACTTACCGTGGAAATGAGTACGATACTGAGGAGTATCGTGCTATGCTTATCGAAGAGCATAACAAAACTAGAAACTACGATCTAATGTATCGTGGTATCAAAGTTAGAAGCAAGGCATCACCTTGTTCTTAAGTTCCACCGAACATATAATTAAGGAAGGGGTTGAACCCCTTCTTTTTTTATGCTATAATTTATTGCAGAGAAGTTATTTTAATGAGTTCTAGAGGAAAAAGATTAATTAAGATGTTAGAGAGGTTGCTTTCTAAAGATCATCTTTATAGTGATGATGAGGTAAAATTGATGAAAAGTCAATTAAGGACTCTCAAAGAAGAACTTTCTTCTATTAATAAATGTACAAAAGGATTTGGTAAATGAATGTAAAATTAATCAGAATGTGGTCTGGTGAAGATGTAGTAGCAGACCTTGTTAAAGAAACTGAGGATTCTATTACAATAACTAATCCTATTGTTGCTGTTCCTTCTGGGCAAGGTCAAATGGGGTTTGCTCCTTGGTCTCCTCTTCTTGAAGGTAGAGATGTAGAGTTAGAGGTGACTAAGAAATATGTTATCTATATTAATATGCCACAAGAGCAAATTGTTGAACAGTATAATGATATGTTTTCTCCTGTTGCAACTCCACCTAGAAAGAAACTTATTTTGTAATTATGAATGTTAAATTTGTAAGTATCACTCCCGATGCTGAGAAGATGATGGCGTATATCGCTAGGGTATCAAATCCATCCAATCAGCAAAATGAGAATTATTCGGGGTTATTAAAGTATTGTATTAAACATAATCATTGGAGTGTATTTGAACAATCCTCAATGACTCTTGAAATCGAGACTACGAGGGGATTAGCGGCCCAGATTTTGAGGCATAGGAGCTTTACATTTCAGGAGTTCTCTCAGAGATATGCTGATACAAAACTCTTAGATACTGAGATTCCTGTACCAGATTTGCGTAGTCAGGATACAAAGAATCGTCAGAATAGTAATGATGATATTCCACAGGAGAAAAAAGAAGAGTATCAGGCACTAATCGCAAGACACTTTGAGGATTCTATGAATCTCTACAATTCTCTACTATCTGAGGGAGTCGCAAAGGAATGTGCTAGATTTGTGCTTCCACTTGCCACTCCAACCCGTCTGTATATGACTGGTTCGTGCCGTTCTTGGATTCACTACATTAATTTGAGATCTGCACACGGTACACAGA